CGCACGATCACGGACAGCGGGATCACATCGCCGATGTCGTAGGCCATCAGGTCTCCCTCACGCCGGTGTCATGGTGGCCACGACCGGCGCCGACGCGGCGTCGTAGCCTGCCACTGCGTCGTAGGCCACCTGCGAGTCGTAGACGGCCATCGGCACGGTGACCGGCGCGGCGGGGGTCATGGTGGCCATCAGCGGTCAGCCTTTGGCGGTGCGCTTGGCGGCCGGACGTTTCGCCGTCTCGGCCTTCGGCGCGGTCGCCGTTTCGGCGGCGTCCTTCACGGCGCTGGCCAGACCGGCGTTGAGTAGGTCCGCTGCCTCAGCGTCGGGCAGGTCGATCTGCTCGCCCTTCGCGGGCCAGTCGGCACCGTCGCGGGTACCGGAAATCTGGGTGTTCATCGTCACGCGCATGGCGACTCCTTACGACGTCGGGTTGGGGCAGGTGGGATGGCGGCGCCCCCGAGAGGTAGGCGCCGCCATCCCGGTCGGGGATCAGGCAGCGTTGCCCTGGAACACCTTCACCGCGCCCTGCTGGTCGGCGAGGATGCCGTCACCGCGGACCACGGCCTTGAACGTGACCAGATCCGCGTTGAACGCGAACTCGTCGCTGCGCTCGAAGCGGACCCCGCCGGCCAGCCGCACGAAGTATGCGGCGATGTCGCCGAACACCAGCGACTTCGCGGACAGCGCAGGCGCCGCCACGTTCGGGTCGGTGTACACCGGCTTACCCAGCAGCGTGTCCGGCACGCCGACCTGGATAGACGGCTGCCACAGATACTGGTTGGTGGTGTCCTTCAACTTGCGGACCGCAGCCAGCGTCGAGTCCTTCATCATCCAGGCGCACGAGGCGCTGTTGCGGTACGGCGCGATGACGCTGAACATCAGGTCGATCAGGTTGTCGGCGGTGAACGCACCGGTGACACCCGCGCCGCCGGTCACGCCGACGGACGCGCCGGTGACAATCCCCGCGGGCTGCGAGGATCCGGTGCCGGTGACCAGGTGTGCGCCGAGCGCGTTACCGCAGGCACGGCCGGCCTGCATGGCGATGTAGCCTTCCAGGTCGACGCTGGTGTCATCCAGCAGCTCGCGGGAGACCTGCACGATGACGCCGTACTTGTAGGCGCCCAGCGACCGCTTGGCGAACGCCGGGTCGGATTCGGAGATGGCCGATCCTTCAGTGGTGAGCGCGGCGGTGGAGTGCGCCGTTGTCACCGGCACCTCGAAGGTTTCCCCGGAGGTGGTGTTGAGGATCGTCGGACCGGCGGACAGCACACCGGACACCTCGATCATGTGGGAGTACAACTGCTCACGGAACGAGGTTTTGACGGTGTTGCCGCCGGCGGTGGCGCTGCCCTTGGTCAGGTCACGGAAGTTGACCGGGCCTGCGTCGGCGTCGTGGGTGTCGAAGAACCGCTTGCCGGTGCCATTGAGGAACGAACGCAACTCGTCGTTGACGTTCTTGCGTTCCGCCGGCGGCGGCACGATGCGGCTCATCACCTCCGCGGCGTCCTTGGCGCGCTGCTCGGCGGCCTCGATGGAGGCGCGCTGGGTGTCGAGTCGGTCGATTTCGGCGTTGATGGTGTCGAACTGGGTCTGCTCCTCAGCCGACAGCGCGCGGGACTCGCCCTCTGCGGTGTCGACGATGGCCTTGGCCTGCTCCCAGGCGGTGGCCCGCTGATCCAGAATCGTCTGGACGATGGACATGGGCGTCTCCTTAGACGTCGGTGATGTGTGGGTGGGTGTGCTCGCGGATGCGGGTCGCGCTGTCCGTGCTCACATGGCCCTGGCGGCCAGTGCCGCGCGGGCCTCGTCCAGCGCCGAACGGATGTCGTCCTGTCCGGCGGTGGGAGTTTGTGGGGTGGCGGACCCTTGCGGGTCCAGGTCGGGCTTGGTGAGTACCCGGCGCAGGTCGTTGGCCTCCGCGGCGGCGGTCACCACCGCCAGGTCGAGGCTGCGGGAGGCGGCCAACTGCCGAAGGCCCGACGACGTGTCCAGATACGCCGGGTCGTTGACCGGGGCGACGTCGACCAGGTGCGCGGTGCGGATGGTGCGCAGCATGTAGTCGTTGGCGGTGAGTCCCCACTCGTCACCGTTGACCGGGATGTGGAAGGCGAACGACGAGTAGTGGATGTCGCCGCGTTCGGCGAGGATCGACACATCCCGGCCGTAGCTGGTGTCGGGCATGTCGATCTCGTAGATGAGGCCGACCTCGTCGACCATCAGCCGCAGGGTGCCCGCGTCGGTGGTGCCGAGCAGCGCCATGTCGTCGTGGTTGTAGCGGGCCATCACCCGCACCCCGTCGGCCAGGCTCTTGTTGAACGCGCCCGGCTCGATGGTTTCCACGAAACCGCCCAGGTTGCGCGACAACGTGTTGAACTTCGCGGCGTAGCCGGTCAGTGTGCCCAGCCCGCCGTCGGCGGCGCGGAACTCCACTGCCATGCGCGCGGTGCGAATCTCAGGTGTTTTCACGGGTGTTCTCCCTTGGTGCGGTTGCGCAGGATGCGGGTCGCCGGGGTCTGCGACTGCTGTGCGGGGGTGCGGAACGTGGCCAGCCAGTCGGCGCGCTGCGCGTCCGACAGCGGCGGTTTGTCCTCCACCTCGCGGGCCTCATCCACGGTTTCCACGCCGGTGCGGATGGCGATCTCGTGGGCCTGCATCCGGGTCAGCGTGTCCGCACGAATGGTCGCGTCCATGTTGAACTTCGCGTACTGCCGCGGCGGGCTGACCGTGTCCAGCGCCTGCTCGATCTGGGTAAGCCACCCGGCGATCGCCGTGGACCGGACGTAGCGCAAATCCATGTCCAGGTTCGCGTACGACCGGCTCGATGCGGCCTCCCCGCCGATCCGCTCCGGCGGCAGGCCGTAGATCGCCGCGACCTGGTTGGCGCTGGCCTTGATCGTGGCCAGGAACTGCGACTCCTCAGCCGGGATCGACACCGACGAGAAGTCCCAGTCGGCGCCGGTGACCAGCAGGTCGCGGCCTTTCACCGCCTCCTTGAACTTCGCCTTGATCGCCTTCGAATCGGCCTCGTCGATGATCGGCTTCTTCGTGTTGCGCAGCACCGCGCCCGGATTGCCGTTGTTGGCGAACCAGTCCCGGCCGAACCGGATCGCCGCCCAGCCCACATCGGTGGTGGTGGCGAACGCGCGGATCGGGGACAGCCCCTTCACCTTGCCGGGCAGCGGGAACGCCGGAATGTGCAGGATCGCACCCGGTTCGACGATCCGGCCGTTGACCGTGAACAGCGGGCGCATCACCGCGTCGTCGTCGACCACATCGCAGTCGGCCGGGTTCAGCCACTCCACCACGTCGGGCCAACCGTCGTCACCGATACCGGTGACCACGCCGTAGGCGTTGCCGCGCACCAGCAGCGAATACGCCAGCCGGTACAGCCAGTCGTAGCGGGTGCCGTGCGTCGAGGGCCGTTGCAGGAACGCCGGCTGGACGTCTAGGCGCCCCGACCCGTCGGTGGCGTAGGCGTGCAGTGGGGTTTGCGCGACCGCGTCGGCGATCAGCCGCACCGCGGCGAACACCGGCACGAACGTGGCGAAGTCGCCCGGTGAGGCGTCGAAGTTGGCGTCCGACCCCCACACGTCCTGGTAGGTCACCGCGCGGCGCTCGGGGCGCGTGAACAGGCTCACAGTCGCGTCCTAGCGCCCAGAACGTACCCGGCCAGGACAAGTACCCCACCGGTGACGAAAACGCCTGCCAGCGTGGCCCACAGCCACGCTGCGGCCAGCATCAGCACCAGCCCCAGCGCCTCGACGGCCGTCGAGATCAGCCCGTCACGCATGAAGTCTCCTCAAATCGGTTCACCACACGGACGCGGCCGCGTCATAGTTCGCGCCCGCACCCTGCGCGGCGTGCCACGCGGCGCGGTCCAAAGCCATCACCGCGGCCACCGCCAAGTCGATGCGGCGGGTGGAGTTGCGGTGCTCCTTGGCCAGCCGGGAGCCGCGCGCGTCCACCTTCCACGTCGCGTTGGCCAGATGTCGCATCAGCCGCGGGTCGCCGTCCAGGCTGATCGTTGCGTTCGTCGCCGCCTCGTAGAAGCGTTGCGACGCCGGGGTCATCCGCGCCGGCGACTGCGGATACTCCACGATCGGCAGCCCCTCGGACTCCAGAATCTGATACGTCCGCGCCCATCGGTACGGGTCGCAGGCGATCTCGGCGACCTGCCAGCGAGCGCACGACTCACGAATCGCCTGCTCAACGTCGGCGATCGGCACCGACCAGTCGCCGCGCATCGCATCAGGGCGCTCCCAGACGTCCACCACCGCGATGTGCGGGCGCTCAGGGTCCACCGACACCGCGACCAGCGCCGTCGAGTCGCCGTTGTACGACCCGTCGAACCCGAGCACCACCTCGGCGCCGTCGGGGATCGGATGCTCATCGACCAGCGCCCCCGCGGTGCCCGGCGGCAGCCACGAATCCGACACCGTCGTCCACCATCCCAGGTGGTAACGGGCGAACTCGTGCAGCGGCGTCTGGTGATAGCGGGCGGCCACATCGTTGACGTGCAGGAAAGCGTCGGCCGCCGGATTCGCGGCGCGGATCGCCGCCCGCAACTGCACCGGGTCGTCCAGATCCCACCCGGCCGGGTCGGTGCCCCACCACACGAACAGGAATTCGTCGTCGACGATCTCCCCGGCGTTGACCCGCTGACCGTAGGCGTGCAACTGCCCCGCCAGAGTCTCCGTGTCGAAACCCGGTGTGGTCGTGTTGATCACCATCGACCCGGCGCGTTTCGCGCAACCGTTGGAGATCACCAGATGCACCCGGGCCTTGTTGCCCAGCCATTCGTGGATCTCGTCGGCCATGAACGCGCTCGGCCGCTGCCCGTCGTTGGTGCCCGCCACCGCCGCGACCTTGTAGGCCCGGCCCTGACCGGCGCGCACCTGGATCTCGCCCTCGAAGGCGTCGAAATGCGGCCGCAGCCTCGGGGACTCCGACACGCAGGTGCGCAGGTCGGAGAACAGCAGCTCGGCCTGCTCGTAGGACGCCGCCGCCACCGGGATCACCGCCGACGACTGGTGTGCCAGCAGGTACGCCGCCACCCACGCTGCCAGCGGGGTCTTCCCCTGGCCCTTGGGAAACTCGAACAGTGCCCGCCGGTAGCGGTAGCCACCGTCGGGGCGCAACTCGAACAGCCAGATCAGCAGGATCTTCTGGAACAACTCCAGTCGCACCGGCCGGCCGAACTTGTCGCCCTCGCCGTAGACGCAGTTCGACTCGATCCAGCGGGCCACCCGCGGGCCGTGCGACGGCGCGTCGGTCAACGGCGGCCGGGACAGCGGCTCGGGAACCTGATCAGGCCAGGGCAGAACCGTCGGTACGTTCGGCGACCGCGGTGAGGGCGGCGCGGGGGTCGTCGTCGACATCGTCCACCTCCGCGTTCAAATCGGCCAAACTGCGATGCGCCTCCCCGATGACCAGGCCCAACTTCACCCGGTTCAGCGGGCCGATCCCCATCTGCTGCTCGTCGGCCTTGATCGCCCGCTCCAACGCCAGCCCCGCGTCGTACAGCGGGTTCGCCTTCGGCTGCCCGGTCGACCCGGCCACGATCGGCGTCCGGTCGGCCTGCGCCATCAGCGCCTCGTAGCGGTTCACGTTCTTGATCCAGCGCTCCACCAGACTCAGGTCGGCGCCGTCAGTCGCCCCGGCCACATCGCTGGTCCAATACGCCTGCCAGGCGCGAGCCGCGGCCTTGCGCAGACGGCACGGCGCTGGCGGGGTCTCGGCGTGCGGGTTGACTACCAGGCCGACGTCCTTGGTGACCCGGTTTTGGCGCAGGTGCGCGGGCTTGCGGGTCGGGGGCATTCGGTTTCACCCTTTCCGAAGCGGGATTTATACGCGCAAAAAGTAGTT